GAACGGAGATAATATAGGCTCTTTAATCCGCTATTAGCAGCTTCCAAATGAACTTGATTGATATACTTTGGATCGCTGTTAGCTGGGAAGAAGATATTGATGCTTTGACCTTGATCAATAAACTTCTGTCTTTCAGCCGCCAACTTAACGATGGCAAACTGATTTAACTCTCTTGCGGTAAGGAATACTTCCTTCTGTTCAGCGGTTAAGCATTCTAACTGTTGAACCGAGCCATCATTCTTTAGGATTGAACCCCAAACTTCGTCTGTATCCTGTCCAATGCTCTTAAGAAGCTTCTCAAGTTCTGGATTTCTTCTTACGAATGTTCCTTTTGCACTCTTTTGGGCAAATGCATTAGCAATCCATGGCTCAATACCTTGGGATACGTTAGAAGCAATAAGGGAGTTAGATACAGTAGGAGCTATAGCCATAAGGGTAGCATTTCTTCTGCCATGACCCTTACACCACTCTGGTTCACCATATTCAGCAGCAAGGGCTGATGTTGCTAACTCAGCTTCTTCTCTAATCTTCTTGAATATAATCTTATTCTGGAGATAAGCTTGTAGGCTATCAAAAGCAATCATATTCTTTTGGAAGTATGAGTGTAGACCGAGAACACCAAGTCCAAGAGCACGGGATTTTGTAGCAAATCTCAAAGCTCTTTCAAAACCACGAAGACCGGATGCCTTCTGGATAAACTCTTCCATTATACCATCAAGGAACCATACGGATAGTTGAACCGTGTCCGTGTCTTTCCATTCATCCCATCTTGCAAGATTAAGGGAAGATAGGCAACAAACGAATGTATGATCCTTGTCTGTTGGAAGGAAGATTTCGGAACAATTTGAAGTTATAAAAGAATTACAAACCCAAACATGTTCTTTTGAATCAACCGTTGTACAATACACATCTTGATTATTCAAATAAGTTACTGAAATTACTTCATCATTTTTTTGGGTATTATCTCTATATTTTCTTTCTTGAATAGATTTTCCTTTATACGTGAGAAATCCTGTAAGCTTATCAAACTTTATTGCATCGGTTTTATTGCTAATATTTAAACGCCAACATTCTTTTGTGTCGTAATATTTGTTCCCGCCCTTCCCATCAGGAAGTAAACTTTTACCCGCTTTTCTCAATGAATATACTTTTGATTCAATACCAAGATTAGAAAGAATTATTTGTATTTTTCCAAGAAAATCACGATCAATTGAAACTAATGAAAGATATAGAGGATTTCCATACGATTTAGAAACATTGATTGTTCCATCTGCAATATATAAGCCTCTAAGATATTGAGAAATGGTTTCTTTATCACCTTGATAAATCCAGTCTGGTATTACACCTTTTTTAAAACCAAATTTTTTTAAATTAGATGACCCAAGACGAAGTTTTTGAACGCTTGACGTACCGGTATTTTGCCTTATGAAAGTTGGAATTTTTGCTTTCCTTTTGCCAACAATTTTGCCGGTTTGATTTTTAACATCGTATTGAAGCCAATTCTCTTGTGTGTAAACTTTTTTTACCGCTTCTTCTATCTCTGAACGAAGCTTAAAATCATTTTCCCAGATATCAATATATACACATTTGTCTGTCTGTGTACCGTCTGCATGATAAAGTCCTAGTAAGAATGCTAACTCTGGTTTATGAGCATTTCCAAACAAGCCTTCCTTACGTTGAACAAAAATTTTATCTCCAGCTTTTAGTTCTTCACACGCAATCATTCCACGAGTTGTTTTTATTTTGTGATATGACGTAACATCATGTGTTCGACCAGTTTTTGTAGTAATACGATAAACAGGGACATTTTTTTCTATTAACTTCATGGGAGAAGCATTTACTGTCTTAGTTCCATCAAACAAAGTTAATTCTTCTCCAGAATTGACAAGATCAAGAACACTACGTAATCCTTTAGAAGTTACAACTAATTGATCTCCCGTTACACAAAGGTTTGAACCTTTAAGTTTAATACCGGTTTCTTTTAATACAGGCGGCGCTTGATCATTAGCATTGTCCGTAAAGAAAACATAGGGTTCTCCTGTCTCTACACGGCTCTTAATCAGCTCTTTCCAACGTCTCCGGGCTTCTACATCTCCAGCCTTTACCTTGTCTATAAACGCATTAGAAACACATACACCATGATGAAGATTAAGACATTGTCTGTTAACGTCTCCCGTAGGTCTGCGGGATTGTAAAAACTCATCAAAATCGCCATGTTCAATATCAATGTATGCAGCACACGCCCCCCTGCGGGTAGAACCTTGAGATATGCCAAGAATAACGCTATCTGCCATTTTAAGGAATGGAACTACACCATCTGAATGTCCACCCTTAGAGATTGGAGCACCTTTAGCACGAACATCATTAACGTGTATAGCCGTTCCACCACCATACTTGGATAGCATTGCTACTTCCTGTAGGGTTTCAAGGATCTCATAGGTATCATCAGCCATGTATGATGAAAAACAATTGTGTACAACGACTCCACTCACTGAAAAAGAATGGTCTTCTTCGACTCCAATATCAAATACTTCTTCTTTCATATCAGTTTTTACCAAACTTGCTATTGGTGCATAAAGATTGTTTTCAAATTGAATACCTACAGATGGTCTTTTTCTTGCCTTTGACATGTCATATCCATTATACATGTCAATCGTATAAACAAAAGAATCTTTTGAAAGCTTAGATGCTTTTGTCTGCATTTGTAGCGAACAAGGAATATTAAGCTTCAATAAAGAATTATACAGTCCCAATATCATTGGTCCATTTGCTAATGTAATTTTATCAGTTCCAGATGCACTACGACTTCCATCTCCATCTAAAACTCCTTGAACAAACGATTTTAAAATTGGTTTTGGTAAAGCAGTAATCCATTCAGGAATTTGCTTATTCTTGCAGCCAATTCCAAATTCTTTATCAAAGAATTCTCCTATTAATTTTCCGTTCACATTTACAGAGATCCAGGAATTCATATATCCAGGTTTATTTGGATTTGGTCTTTCGGAAAAATAATAATTTCCATTTAAATTAAATTTTTCTTTCATTATGTCAAGAAAACGTTTTGCATAATGTTCTTCATCTGAACCTATCGTAATTCGTATGCCAGTCGCTAGTTTTTTATGATTCTGCGATCTGCTTCCTTCTGCAAACCATAATCCAAGAGCCCAAGCCACTTCTTCGTCAACAGGTATATTTGCATATGGCTGTGAATGAGATGATACAATTTGTTCTTTTAGGATATCTCGCTTCTTTTTTGATTTTGTTTCTTGAATTTTACAAATTTTTCCATTGTGCTCTTTATATGAATATGAACAATATTCTTTCAATGAAATAATGTGATTTTTTTCCTCAAATTCAATATCTTTATTAACGGCAATCCAATGTTTAGATGGATTAAGTTCATCGACACGTATCCAACCTAAATTCGTTAGAACTAAATGATTCCCTGTTATTTTAATAGGAGTCATTCTTGTCCGAACTTTAAGAACATAAATTGGATCTTTAGATTGTTGTGAAGTTTTTGAAATAACTCTACGCCAACGACCCTTGTGAGTAAGAACAAGTTCTCCAATCTGGATATCTTTAATCTGTTTTCCCCCGGATTTTGTATTGACCCAAGAATCTCCAGTTAAGCAACTTATAGGTAATCCTCTAGTTGTTCCTGCGTTACATAAAACTGGAGTAGAAGGGCATAGCCAGTTTTTCCACATGATATCAAAGAACTTATCTGCAAGTTCTGGCTTCTTAAGAGAAAGGGCTACGCTCGTAGCTACACGGCGATACATAGCCTTTGGAGTTTCATCATTCCAAAGGTAGCCGCCATTCAAAGTCTGGAATGCATCGCTCGTTAGCCAGCTTGGGGCTTCCCCTTCTGCTTTTAATTGTTCTAATGTCTTCATATAATCCTCTAAAATTGACACCTTATCTTAAACACACAATAGCACATAAAATAAATGAAAATAAACTTCTCTTAATTAAAACATTTCATCAAAGTTTACAACACCTTTACTATAGTCCGTTGGTTTAACGCTAAAGAAATCATCAAGTCTGACTCCAGCGCCAATAGCATCAAACCATTCCATACGTTTCAATGCTTCCTTGTCTACATTCTTCCAGTTTTGTTTTAAACCGAGCTTACCAAGTTGCATGTTTGTGCGGTGTCTAATGAAATCCTTTAAATCTTCCTTTGTAAGACCCTCAATATCTCCATGTTGAAATACATTATCAATAAAGTTATCTTCTAAAGCTACAGTATCTCTTGCTGCTTGGTAGATTTCTTTCTTAAACTCATCGTTCCAGATTTCAGGATTTTCTTCTATAAACTTTCTAAAAAGATAGCAGCCAAATTCTGAATGCAGAGTTTCATCCTTAATGCTCCATGTGACAATCTGGCTCATACCTTTCATTTTATTATAACGAGAGAAATGCAAAAGGACAGCAAATGAAGAGAAAAGAGAAACGCCTTCCGTAAATGCAGAGAATACAGCAAGAGATTTAGCCATTACCATCTTTTTCTCTGTTGTCATATTGGCTGTATCAATATTACCAGTTTCTACAAGACGATCAATCTTGGCTTTGATGGTTGGTTCCGCAAGAAATGCTTCATAATCAGCAAATCCAAGGGTTTCATCAAGTAGAGAATAAGCTTGTGTATGGATGGTTTCAAAGGAAGCCATAGTTGTAGCAGCCATAACAACTTCTGGATGCTGGAACCAACGACCTACCTTATTAGACCAATAATCATTTACGAATATTTCGGTTTGAGTAAATCCCTTTAGAATGCCACCAATAATAGACTTCTCTGAGGGCGTAAGGTTCATATTCCAATCAAGAAGGTCTTGATTAAGAGTAACCTCAGAAGAAAGCCAATGCGCTTGCTGTTGCTTAAGCCAGTAGTTATAACTTTCTGGATATAAAAAGGGTTTATAATTTAATCTGCGTTCTAATAGAGCCATATCTCACCTAATTTGTCTGATTATTAAATTTTAATTATTGAATTTCTTTCAACGATCATTTTTTCTTTGCATTTCCTTAAATCTTCTTCTTAGGAATTTCATAGAATCTTCTGACACATCTTCCTCTTCGGTAGAAATATTTCTGATTTCATCTTCTGTTATTACTCTAAGTAATGATTTTCCAGTATCAAGATGAATATGATATTTGACACCATCCATGCCTGCACGATTTTTAGCAACAAAAATATTTCCATATCCAGTTGATTTATCGGCAGATTTTCTTGAAAGACCAAGAATGAAATCTGCTACGTGAGCTTGTCCATAAGCTTCTGCCATATTTGTTAAATCAACTACATCTTTATCGGCACCCTCTTTATTTGATTGAGAGGCTGTCCAAATTGGAACATCAAGTTCATTTGCTAGAGAACGCAATTCTTCGTACACCTTTTTTAATTCAAGACGAAGAAGTTCATATTTTTCTGTTGAACGCATAATACCAGCATAATCAATAATGATTAAATCTGGTCGAAATTTTTCTTGTACTCCTAATTTTTCCACATGTGATCTTATTGTATTTACAGTAGCGGAACCAGTTGGATAATATTTCACTTTTAATCTTCCAAGATTCTCTGAATTTTCTTCATAAAACTTTTTAATTCTCTCTCTTTGTTCGTAACAATCTGTAGAGTTTATTTCTAAAAGATGAGAATCAAAACGAACGCCTATTGCTCTTTCATTTAATTCATAGCTATAATATAAAACATTTTTGCATTGTTTTAATGCTTGAGCACCCAAATGAACTAATACATGTGTTTTACCTGCACCGGTCGGAGCAATAACTACACCTAATTCACCAGCTCCTAAGCCGCCATTAAGAATTTTTCGTTGATCTAACTCCATTACTCCGGTAGCTACTGTTTTACGGAATGTTTCACTATATCTAGCATCAACATCAGAGAATAGATCTAGTCCTGGTGTATTGCTATTGCCAGCGGTAATAGCATTTTTAATAAGATCAACGATCTTTTCGTATTTTTCCGTTTCAAGAAGGTCTACTGATTGTTCTAGGGCTTTCTGTAATCCTACTTTTTTACAAAAGTCTAGAGACTTATCTTTAACATATCCCAAATCTCCTAGATCTTCATTGTCTTTTACTTTAACAAGAAAAGACTTGATTTGTTCTCGTAAGAGAGAATCTTTGTCTGATTTTAATTTATCTTTAAGAATATTAAGCAATAATTCAAAAGAAGGAAATTCCTTATATTTGTTGTGATATTGAAAATATTCAAAAGCTATAAGCTTAAGATATGGGAATTGAAAGTAATTTACATCTAGGACTTCTGAAAATTGCGAAGCCCATAACCGATCTACAAGGCAAGCTTGTACAATTTTTTCTTGAAAGCTTCTATCAAAAGAGAAAACTTTGCTCTGCTGTTGTTGTTGCTGCTGCTGAATTTCTTTTTCAAAAATTTGTTTCTCTGCTACTGCACTCATTGTATTCATAACTACTCCAGTTGAGGAACTTCTTCGAACCTAACACATTAGAAATGTTGAATAAACTATTCTTCAATTTAATGTAATAAATTTCTTAAATCTGAACAAAACCCATCTATGTCTAAATTAGTGGAAACACCTGCCTCTAGTAAAATTTTTATGAATGACAATTTATCCATTTTATATTCTTGGCTATCTATCGTGTTATCAATTTTATTGATTTGACTGGCTGATAATGTAGATATATTGAGGTACATTAAACTCCAATTTCTTTTTATTAATTCTTCATTAATAAGAACATCATTATATATTTTAATTTGCTTTTTAGAGTTTAAATTTAGTTTTGAGATTTCTAATAAATCAGAAATCATTACATCTTTATTTTTTTCTGAAAGAACTGGAAATCTTTTTGCTACAGTTTTCCATCCTGCTCCCATAATACCCTTTATATTATCACTCTCGTCTCCTACTAGAGTTTTTGCCAAGCAGAAATTTTTAGGTGAAATAGAATATTTTTCCAATACTTTTTCTTCGTTTACCAAAGATTTAGTTGCTGGATCATATATTTCTACAGAAATATCATCTAAAAGTTGAATAAAGTCTTTATCTGAGGATACTATTATTTTTTTAGCTTTTTCATTTGCTAATTTCCCTCGAATCAAATATCCAATAATATCATCACATTCTGTTTCTGAAACAAAAATTTGATGAATTGGTGTTGTTTTTAACAATTTTGATAACAATAAAAGTTGATTTACTTTTGTTTCTTCATCTAATCTGAGGACATCCTTCATGTCGCCTGTACCAGATTTATATTTTGTAAATTCTTTTACTTTTCCACGATTAGATTTATATTCTGAATATATTCTTTTTCTTCTCGGAGAAGGTCCGCCGGCTTCCCAAATGACAATAATTTTTTGTGGAGAAAATTTTTCTAAAAAGATATTGATTCCTTTTAAGAATCCAATAACTCCGCCTATAGGCTCTCCTTTGTCATTTATTTCTTCATTTGCCATAAAATGGCGTAAAAAAAAATTAAAACCATCAATTAAGATTATGGGTCTTTTTTCCATTATATATCCTATAAAAATAAAAAAAGCCCATTTTACTGGGCTTTTTCTTTTGAATCACTGTGGATTCAGAGTACTAATTACTTTTTCTACTCTACGATCAATCTCTACTAAATCAGTAGCTACATATGCTAGCGACCAAAGAACCCCAAGGTCATTCATGGTTTCTTGAGAAACATTTCTAGAAATATCTCTTAGAACCATTGATGCCTCTGTCCAGGTATCATTCGTATACCCTAGTTTTAGTAGGTCAGAAAAATGATTAATCATTTTAATGACGATTGGATTTGGTGAATTGTTATAATTTACAGTTGTTACTTTCTTCTTTTTTCCCATTTTATTCTCAACTTATGTGTTAAGGGTTTATTAGATAATATCCTATCAAAATTTAGATTTAAACTTCGAATCCATCAATTAAAAGTTTCTCATATTCAACTTCAATTTTAATTTGATTCCATGGCTTTTCTTCTGTTCCATCTGCTTCATATGAGAGAGAACCGAAATCGATTCCAGCAATTCTAGCATTTAGAAAAGTCCATGTAGATTGAATTGCGCCTTCGGCGTCAACATGATGCAGTTTTAATTTTTCAATTCCATTTTTTGCAGCTTTTACAATTGATAATGGTTGATTTGGCTTTGTTACATAATGCAAATCAAATCCAATTGAACTTTTATCCTTTATTTTTTGCTCATTTGAATTAATACTTTTTGTAAAAAGTAATTTTGGCATTGTAAAGTTAGATACTGCCCAAGGTTCACAAATATTAGTTTCAATAATAAACTTATTTGTTGATGGATCCAGGTCTACAACGACTTGCTCTTCTTCTATTGTTGGCAATTGTTTTTTGACCAAAGTTTTAGTTGGAGGTTTTTTTGTTTTTTGTTTTGTTTCTGACTCTTCTGTTTTTTTCATATCAAATCCTTACGTGAGATTCTAAACCATCACTTTTAATTTCTATTATTTTATCTACAATTTCTTTTACTTGATTTACATGTGATATTAATAAAATTGTTCTAAAATGATTTTTCAAAGAAAGAAACAATTCCATACATCGACTTATGTTGTCTTCGTCTAATATACCCCATCCTTCATCAACAATAAACATATCAGGTCTGGGAAGACTGGATATATTTAGCAATGCTACTCTTAAGGCGATAGAACAAATCATTTTTTCCATGCCAGAAGCTAATTCTATTACTCTCTTAGAATGAGAGTCTTGAATAAAAACATCCATAGCATTGCTATTTACATCCATTTCTAAAACAATTTTAAAATCAGTAACTCCACTTAAGATTTTTTCAATCTCGGCATTTAAGGTTGGTAATTGTGTTTTTAATACAATTGAAGGTATCCCTGTTTTACTGAACCCATTTAATATTGCATCATGAATCTTTAGTTTTTCAATTAATCCCTTGCCTTCATTATATTCTTTTTTTGTCTTTTCTAAGAATTCAGACTTAGCACCAATTTTTATCAACTGTTGTTTTATAGCAGATTCTAATGATTTTATTTTAACCTGTAACGAACTAACTGTCTCTTGTCTTTTTTCAGCCTCTTCCTGAACTTCCTCTGTTGTTCGTGATTTTATTTCTTGCAATTTTACTTTATCTTCTGCTAATTTCAATGAGATAAAACTCTTTTGATCTGCTATTAGATCTAATTTTGACAAAATTGAATTAAGATCATTTTCTAATGATTTTATTTTCTGCTCGTTTAGATTAAATTGATTTAATCTTTCATTTATTTTTTCTTGCAAAAGAAACTCAAGAGTAGATTCAAGTTCTTGAACAGTTGATTTTATCTTTTCTACTTCTTTTAGTTGTTTTTTATAATTTTTCTTATCTTCATGAGAATCTTTTATAAAATGACATGTTGGAAACGAGTCGCCACAAGGAACTATTTCTAGTTTTTTAATAGATTTTTTTTGATTTTCTAAAATTAATGTTTCTTTTGAGAGAGAAGGTTTAGTATCAAGCAATAATTTTTTCAATTCATCAAGTTTAAGAGCTTTTTCTTTTAATTCTTCTATATTGATTTCTGTATTTGCTTTTTTTAGTTCTTTAATTTGTTGTTTTAAAGATGTTGACGTTTTTAAACTAAGCTCTTCGTTTGTTTCTAATGAAGAAATTTCAGAAGATAATTTATTAATATTATTTTGTAATTTAGCAAGATCAACATCTTCTATTTGTTGTTGGTTTTTTGAAAACCATATTTTATGCAATTCAATAATTTCTTTAGAATTTTGGATTTCTTTTTCTTGATCTTCTATTACTTTTTCAAGAAATTCTATTTCTTCGAATGTTTTATTTAATGTAGAAGCCCAATCTTTAGAATTATATTCTTTAGTTCTTTCATTTATTATTGAATAATCTTCTTTGCATAAAGAATGCAATTTTTCAAATAGATCTAAATTAAGAAATTTAGATAATATTGCTTTTCTTTGCGTTGCGCCTTCATTGATAAATTTATTCATATCCCCTTGAGAGGATAAGGCTGTCAATAGAAAATCATTTGATGTTCCTATTAGTTTCTTTATTTCTCTATCTGTTTCTTCTCTAGTAATTGAGTTTAATTCAATTTTTTTTCCATCTTCTAAACGATAAAGATTTAAAGTAGTTACTGTTTTATCATCATCTTTTTGTTTTTTACTTATTACCCTAGAAGTTTGTCGTCTTGCAAGATAATCTGTATTGTCTACATTGAATGTAACATCAACAGAACAATTATTTTTATTTTTATTAATGATATAAGATGATTTAACTGGACCTCTATCGGTAGTATTAAATAAGCCATACATCAATGAACCTATTATTGAACTTTTTCCTGTTTTATTGGGTCCAAAAATGCCAACAATACCATCTAAATTTTTAAAATCTATAGAATTTTTCTCGCCATATCTGAATATGTTATTGAATTCCAGATTTTTAACCGTCCAAGATACGTTTCTATGTAATAGATCTGGCTCTTGTAAATTAACCTGTTTTAAATAATCTTTTATTTTATCTTGAGCAAGAGCTAATTGTTCTTTTGTTAGAGAAATATTCTCTTTATGAGCTTCAAGATACTGGAGAAACAATTCTTGTAGTCCATCTATATTTGTTTTTAGATTTGTTTTAGATAACGATAATCCTTTATCCGTATCAATTGTGTCAAGTCGATTAATAAATTCATATTTAAAGGTAACTTCATCGGCTTTTTTATTTTCTTTTAATTCATTTATTAATTGTTTAGTCTCTATTTGAGAGAGCGCCTGGGAAGAACTTATGCGATATCTAGTTCCAGGTAAAAATGCATTTTCTTTTCTTTCGACAGCAACATTTTGTATTGTGTCGAAAACATTATCCATCCAAGGAATTGTAATGAATGGCATTTTATTTTCTAATTGATGAAAATTAACATCCCAATCATTTTTTTCTCTTAAATCCCATACTAAAAATCCTTTGGATTCTATTTCTCCAAAGTTTTGCTGAATCAGCGACCCTGGATAAGCTGCCCATGGCTTTAACTCTTCATCTTTATCCATTCTTTTAGAAATCCATTGATGTTTATGGATATCTCCTAATAATAGGAAATCAATATTTTTAAAATATGATAGATCAGCTTCTGCTTCGATTAGCATAAAATCTTGATCTGTTTCGCAGCCAAGCATAGAACCATGAAATAAGCCAATATTTATTCTTCTTGAATCTATTTGGATTTTATCCCAATTATCTTGATCAAAGGGAGAATAGATATGAAATCTAAATTTAGATGCACCTTTAATTTGCGGCAATTTATCTTCTAAATTAAAACTAAAAGATTGTTTGCATAAAATAGATCTTGGTAATCTTAATGCATCAAACATTGGAGAAACAATATCTTGTCTATCATTATTGGATAGATTACCATCATGATTTCCAAGTATTGTAATTGTAGGAGCGATTTCATCTAAACTCCTAAACATCCATGTAAGTTTTTCAATTACTTCTGGCGTAATACCCTGAGTCTTTGTGTGGAATGAATCTCCGGTATTTATTATTAAATCAGGCTTAATAGCTTTTATTTTATCGTATAAACGATTAAAAGCTTCCGTATATTCTTGATGTCGTGTAATTCCTCGCCAGTGAATATCGGATATTTGAACCGTTAACATTATATTATCCTCGCAATTTTACTCTTTAGGGAGTACTTGATACTAAATGGAATAGCATCTTTTAAAATAGATATAAACACTTCTGAGTCCATCTCTCCAACGTCAGAATATTTTTCTGGTATCTCTAATACTTTTACATCAATATTCCATGAATATAATTCTTTAGCAATTTTATTTTGCTTATCTTGTGCATCTGGATCTAATGCCAAAATTATAGGAGTATTGTTGCGAATAATATTCTGAAATAGTAAATAATCATTATTCAGTTCAGAACCTAAAATGCAGGTTGCATTTTCAGTGCATTTAATCAAATCAAATGGACCTTCAACAAGAACCAAAGGCTTCTTCCAATCAATTATAATTTCATTAAATATGATTGAATTACGATTTACTGGAGGGTTCACATATTTGGGTTTTGTAAATTTATTGATACTTCTTGCGGTGAAATAATTTAAATTGCCAATTCTATCAAACGATGGAAAGATAATTCGATCTTTATATCTTGGATCATTTCGACTAAATCCAAATCTCCAGTACCACAAAGAATTTTCTAAGTTTATGTTTTTAATGCCTCTTGATTTTAGATATGCAATATATCTTCTGACTACCGGATCTTGTCGATCTGCTGTAGCTAATAATTCAAAATCATTAGGCAATCTGATAGATTGATCCTCTTTTAAATTTTCTTTTACTTCGGCAAATAATTCTTCAGAATTTAAGAATCCTTTAACATATTCCTCAGAATATTCTTTGCGAAATTTTTGAATTAATTCTAATATATTTTTAGATTTATAACCACATATCCAACAATGAGTTAAGAAATTATCAGTACGTATTACTAATTTTTTCTTATCATATGTAGAATCTTTTGTTTTTCTACAAATAGGACAAGCAACTGAGATATTCAATCCTTGATTAGATTGAATCCCATTACCAAAAACTTTTTCAATAAACTCTATAACCTGTCCTCTTGTGTGCATTATTTCTTTTTTCTCTCGTTTTTATTTGTAGAATCAAGAATACACATAGAACCATGCTGATTTAAACCGTAGTTATTTCTTGAGGACCATACCAACCAAGCATACTCAATACTATCTGTTTTGCCACCATTGAAGGATGGTCTATTAGGAATCACGTAGATGTCTGGAGTATGCTCTCTAAGGTAGCTAGAACGCTCCTCAGAGCCAAGGAAATTTAAACGAAGCAACATGCATACATGCTCCGGTTGAAGCTCTATAGCCCTTTTAATAAATTCCAATGCAGAACTAAAGGGCGGGTTCGTTATGATAATATTTGGATTTCCTAAATCTAGAGAACGATTAAAGAAATCTCCAATTTGATAATTTATATTTCTCTGTTTAATTGCTTCTTCAAATCCTGGTTGGATTTCTAATCCAGACCAATTAGGCTTTAGTTGATTCTTTGTTTCGCAATATTCATTTACAGCATCAACAATAGAACAGTCGCCAACAGCAGGCTCAAGCCAATGACTATTAGAAGTTCTAAAATTTACCTTTTCTAATAATCTTGTTACGCACCATTTTGGCGTAGGGTAATAATCAAACGCTGGTCCTTTTTTCTTTCTTTTTGTAGATGACATATTTCCTCAAGGATTTAATAACATTCCGCCACGGCAAATAACCCACGCATCGGACATATCCTCCCCTACTTTATCATATATCATTTGCCCTTTAAACTGACCACTCTTTGCTTCACGGATTATCCAAGGAAAGCTGGGATTAAGAGTTCTTACAGCCAAGAATACTTTATCCTTGGTAGTGGA